CTCACCCGGAGATGCTGTTTGGCCAGATAGGTCTGTAGATTCGGCTGCCGTTAACCGCGTGACCGCTATCGACGACCCGGCACCGGCTATGAGTGACCCGGACCTCGACTACTACGGCGGCGGAACGGCCTACGGTCCCGAGGGCTACTACGATGGCTATATTCGACCCGGCGACCCGGACCCGGCTGTGAGTGACGCTCCGGACGTAAGCGGCCCACTAACACGCGATGCGATGGTAGATGAGATGGTTCAATCGACCCCGGGACGGGACGTCCCCGGCGAGCCGGACCCAGCAGCGGGCTTTGTTGATGAGGCGAGCGATGACGATCTGTTTGAAGCGTACTTAAAGACAGTCGATCGGTCCTATGCAGCAGATCCAAACAAGGGCTGGATGCCGGACGATCCCGAACTGTACGACTTTATCGAAGCACACGGGCTTGATCCAAGAACACCGTTTAATCTTTCAGATGAGGCGTACGTCGAACTTCCTATAAACGATAGAAAAGCAATCATTGATAGGATTGACGACTTGTCGCAGCAAGCTCAGGACGAGCTATACTTAGACACGCTAAGGCGGCTGGAAGCAGACGACGCCGCAGGAATAGAAATGACCTTAAAGGATGCGTATCTTTTACGGCAGTTGATTTCTCGGCTAGGGCTTGAGCGTGCCGGAAACGTATCCGCAGGATTCGTTCCAATTCGCAAAGGTTCGGCCCTCAACGAACTGACGCTTAACGCTGTCGCGAACGTCGATGAGGCGCTTTTGGATTCTGTGAAGACGCTGCTCAAGAAAAAGACTAATGACGCTGAGGCTCGCGCTCATTTCAACTTACTGTTAGAGGGAGTTAAGGATTTGTCCCAGAAGGGAATGACTGATGACGCTGAGCACGTTCTCATGTTCTTGGATAACTGGCAGAAAAAACTTTCTAACTAGAGGTATTCAACATGGCAGACGAAAAGGATAAAGTAGACACAAGTAAGCGCGGGTATCGGGACGAGCTTCGTAAGCGGGCCGTCAAAAAAGCTATGCCGAAGAAGAAAGAGTCCCCCAAGAAGACCGAATCTCCTAAGGCCGAGGCTGCCGCAGAGAGCAAGGTTGCGCTTCAGGACATCGTCGCAGGGATTAACCGGATCAACCAGTACTTTAACAACGCGGCAAAAGAGATCTTGTAAGCACTCATGGCAGACAAGCTTGGCGAGGAAGCCCTTGAGGCTTTATGTGATCCCGCGATTAGTCTTCAGGCATACGCCAAGATTATCGATCAGAGGTCGGGTAAAGAGTACACGTTCGATCCATTTGCGATCACGGGCCGTCTCCAAGAGACGGTACTCTCATACTATTCGGAGCCACCTCTTACCGAACTAAACCAAGCCAAGTGGCTCACTCTACTTGGCTATCGTCAGGGCGGGAAGAGTCTTACGGCAGAACTGTGCGGCTACGTTAAGTCTGCGTACACTCCGGGTCACGATCATGTTTGTATCGCTGATAATAAGGACCGTGCGGAATATCTCCATCGTCGTATCCACTTAACTCATAGCAGATGGCCAGAACCTGTGAGGGCACGGACGGTGCCGAATCGAGAGGTCCGCCAGTTGACGTTCCAACATGGTGGGAAAATGCGTGTTCTTTCAGGCGAATCTGGTGCTGTAGGTATTGGACAGTCTCCTGACTCGTTTCACGGTTCAGAGCTTCCGTATTGGCGAAATGCTGGTCATCAGTTTTCAATGATCTATCCTTCCATGATTAATAGGGATCACTCCCAAGTGCTGTTGGAGTCTACGCCATGCCCGATGAGCGAGCCCTCTGCCGAGTGGTGGAGAGATCACTGCCGGGACGCCAAGCTGGGTCTGGGTCGCTGGGTGTACGCGTTCTTCCCCTTCTGGGACGGTAAGCTCAACGCTCGACCCTGGCCCAAAGGGGCCTCTCTTACTAACGAAGAGATCGAGTTGATGAACCGGTACATGTCGAAGGGCCTCAAGAAAGAGAACCTGGCTTTCCGCCGTCTGATGATTGAGACTGACGCAGAGATCCGACGCAACCCGGACCTGTTCCGAGTCTACTACCCGTTCGATGACGTTACTTGTTGGATCGCATCTATCGGGTCGGTGTTCCATAAGGACCTCTTACGTAAACACCAAGAGCGAGTTCTCGTCCCTTGGTGTGCTCCGTTTATGGAATATGAGCAGCCAGAGCCGGGGGCTACTTATGTGATGGGGGTTGACCCCGCTGGATATGCGGCTCGTGACCATGCTTCGTTCCAGGTTTTGAAGATCTACGATGGTGAATGGACTCAGGTTGCTACCTACGGTGGGATTACCGATCCGGTACTCTTTGCTAAAAAGATATTCCAGATTGGAGAAAAATACAACAAAGCCCTCGTGGCGGTCGAGAGCAACGGTGTGGGTGTTGCAACCTTGGCTTTGCTCGAAGACATGGGCTACTCCAACCTCTACTACGAGAAACCGTACAAGCCAGGTGTGGCCACAACGGCGAAATCTTTAGCTCAAATGTTGTCCTATCTACAAGACGCGTTGAGGGATGAACTTATTTTATATGACGAGGATACGGTTGGTCAGTTGGGGTCGTACCGAGAAGATAAGAGTGTCGAACGAACTGCGGCATCTGAGATCTTGCACTCCGGTAAACCGAACCGTCGACGCGAACGACATCACTGGGATAAAATTTCTGCCCTTCAGTTGGCTTGCTTGGCTGCACGTTTCGCTCCGAGACGCTATAAGAAAGTCACGCCCGATGAACCAAGTAATGTTCTTCTCTTCAGAAATATGACGTACAATCAGGTAACTGAGTACAGAAATACCGAGGTGAAGGAAAAGCAGAGTAAAAAACGACGGCGTAGCAGGTACCGGAGACGAAGATGAAGCAAACGAGACAACAAAGGCGTCGGTTGTTGCGCCGAATCCAAAAGCTCTTGCAGGAAAATAAGAATCTTCAAGATCCAAGCATTCCTAAATCTACGTTTGGTTTAGAGATCGTTTCCAAAGAAGCTGATACCGACACCACAAAAGAACTTGCTGAAACGGAGGAGGAGGACAATGCCTGACGAACGTCCGCCAACATCACCAGAGGGAAGACGCGCCGCCGTTGAAAAGATGAAACCTGCGCCCATCACAGACAGGTTTAATTCGAGAGATGAACACTTGTGGTCAGAGCTTCTTCACCAAGAACAGAGGTACCGCGAGCTATTGGGGTATCCCCCGGTTGTCCACGACCCTGGTAAATATCTGGGCACGAACGTGGCTGATTTTCTTCAGCACCTAAACACACTGTCTCTGTACGCGGGGCACCCCCCACCCTGGATCGCGCACGAACTGAGAGTCGCTACTCCACAGGAAATGGCGCAGTACACGCCCGAATGGTTAGCGAAAGCAAAAGCACAGATGCCCATTCTGCGTAAGCTGCAACTGTTAGATGCGGGCGAGGATGTCGCTCCGCTGACCGCAGAAGAACGTAATCTGATTAGTCCGGCAGACCCACGCCGAAACCTCGAACTGTTGCGTGCGCTAATCCAGGCATCTGGAAATCCAGAACCAGCCAAGATGTATGAAGAACTAAAAGACGGGTTTGCTAAATTACCTACCTCAGTTTTAGAGGATTCGATCATCACACATCCCAAGGGGGCTAACATTATTCCTCCGACAGACCCGACGTGGAGTCGTGCATTAACTCCCGCAGAGGCGAGGTACCGGAGGCACAACCCGCCCAAGCTTAATGTCGTAAATCAGCTACTAACCGGCGTCCACACCCCAGGTCCAGAGTGGGATTACACCTCATCTGACGAAAAGATCGAACAAATTGGCACAGGACTTTCTATGGGGGCTCCTTCTGAGCCGAGCCCCCACCTCGCGCATGGGCTTGAGTATATTCCGGGGACGCCTGAGTACTACGAAAGAGAAACCGACACCGGTATGCTTCGGTTCGACAGGGACTGGGCCTACACTCCGAATACGCCAGAGTGGCAACAACACAGGGACGACATTAGCCAAGCAGTTAACAACCTTATTGCCCGAAAAGAAGATACTCCGTGGGACTTAAACAAACTAGAAGATGAGTGGCGTACTGTACGAAGAGCGCGTCTAAGCCAGGAGGCGCACCGCCGACAGTATCCAGACGAAGAACAAGCAGAGGAGCAAGACAGTGGCACTGAATAAAGCACAGCTTATGGGAATTATCAGAACGCATCGTTCTAAGTCTCGTACAGAAAGGCAAGAGTGGGACAAGTGGCGCTCGTGGTACATGGCCGAGTACTGGAACCGGACTACGGAGCAGCCCACGGGCTCCTATTCGATGGGGCAGTCAGCGGACGAAGACGTCAACTTTGAGACGAACTATCCGTACGCGTACATCGATACGATGATCGCCAACATCTGCCCACAGAATCCGCAAGTGACCGTTATGTCCCGTAATGAGGAGCGCCATCAGGCGGCGCAATTTCGGGAGGCGTTGATCAACGACACGTTCCGGCGGAACAACATGCACCAGATTTTGTGGAAGGCTGCGACGAACACCGCTATCTGCGGACGTGCTCTTATGAAGACAGTGTGGAACTTCCGCAAAAACAACATCGACATCTATGAAGTTGATCCACGCTTTGTCTTCTTTGATATGTCCGCTAAGCGGTGGGAAGACATTCGTTATCTCGTAGAGGTGACGGTGCTGACTGAAGCAGAGTTCAAGGGTCGGGTAAAACGACGCGGCAAGAAGGGAGCCCTGTATAACGCAAAAGTCGCGGAGAAGGCCGAGTATGGCGGATTTCCCTCGTGGCTAAGAGACAAGTCGCGAAGCTCGCACCTCATGAACGAAGCCTCCCGGGCCGTGTATCGGTGGGTCACAGTGTACGAAGTGTACGATTTTACCGGAGAAGGGAAGTACTATCACTGCCTCGATGATGTCGAGGAGCCTTTGTTCGAGGGGGACCTCCCCTACCGCTATGTGCGGAACCCGTTTACGTTCACTACGTTCAACGACAACATGACGGACCTCGGTGGCCTATCAGACATCAAGCTAATCCAGTCTCTTCAGGAACGATTGAACGAGATCGATACCCTGGAACTGTGGCACGCGCATACTTCGACACCCATCATGATGGTGAACACTGCGCTAGCTGACAACCCAGAGGACATCTTGACTGCGCTTCAGCAGGCGAATGAGCCCGGGTCGCTCATTCAAGTCCGGGGCAAGCAGGGCGCACCCCTCGGGGACATCATCGGGCAGACGCCGATGCCTTCGATCACCCCGTCGTTTGCCAACATGCGTGACAGGTGTAACCAAGTCATCGAATTTATTCTGGGTATTCCGCAGTATTCGCGAGGCGTCGTTGGGGTGGCCGACGTAGCGACCGAGGTCGCTCTCGCGGATACTGCAACTCGGACACGTAACGGTCGCCGGATCAAGATGATCGAGGACAACATTCAAGACTTAGCAACCCGCATCATCGGGCTGTACGAAGAGTTTTTAGAGAGCGACAAGCGTCTTGCTATTCGTCTTATGGACACGCATAAAGTTCTTGAGATGACGCGGGAGTCGCTTGGTCTACGATCGAATCGAGATCCATACGAAGATCCACTAGAGTACGATTACGTTGCGCTCCCGTACTCTCCCACCGAAAACCACAAGCTCGTCCAGCTTCAGAAGCTGCAACAGTACATGCCTCTGCTCCTGCAATCTCCGGCGGTCGATCAAGAGAAGCTAGTTACTAAGTTGCTCGATCTGCTGCAAATGCGGGACATCCTTGCTTCACCTGTCGATCAACCCCCGGCTATGCCCGGGATGCCTCCCGGACCT